ACTTCATAGTTCTCATCGCTTTCTTATAATCGTCCATAGCAAACGCTGCTTGTTGTGGACTCTCCTTAAACTGCCAAATGTAATATCTTGTTCTAGCAGTAATAATATTTGTGTACTGTTCTGGGAATACAACTGTGTCTCCGTGTGCTGAAAGCTTTGTAGGCTTGTCAAACGCATAGAAATGTATGTTGTAAACTTTATCAGGTATTGGACTTAATCCAAACTTCCTGCCATCTGGTGATTTAATAACCCTAGAAGGCTCACCATAAGACTGTGCATCTGCATCGTCTACGTTCTCACTGTCTCTGTAATATCTTTTCCAATCAGCTAGACTTAAAAATCCTAACCCTTTAGAGACAAAGGGGGCTGTTTCACCACTAACATTAATGGTGGTTAAATAAAAATCATCCCAGTCTATCGAAGCGTAATCATCTTTGAGACTCGAGCTACTTGCTTTTAACTCGTACCATCGGGTACCAGCTACAGAAGCTACGGTCACGTTTCCATAGAACGGGTCAGTTCCACCACTCTCGCCTACTGCAAGAAATGGTAACTGTGGTTCTTCATTTGCTATATCAAATATAGACTTGTTGATAGAGTCTTTTACAAACTGTTGTAGTCCTACAGCACTTGTAAAGTTTGCAGAAGTTAATGGTATTTCATTAAGTTCTCTAAGGACTTCGTTTGTTAACTCTAAATATGTTGTTGCCATTATTTACCTTTAGCTTTTGCTTGTGCTTTTTTACTTAAATCTTTAAGATGGAATAGCTTTACACTTGTTTTAGTGTGTGATTTATTTGTATGTAAATCTCCGTTAGGCATTTTATGAGAAGTGCCTTTGTGTTCAGTTCCGTCTTTTTTATAATGTTTTACGCCTTTCATAATTATCTAGGCATACACTTAGGCATGTCACCAGATTTATACTCAGGTTGAGTTGACCCACCTTTGTTATAACCTACACGACCACCATTCTGCAGTTTCATTGCAGGTGTGCCACCAGAACTTTTTTGACTTCTTGTCATACCACCATTCATCATTTTTTTCTTTGGACCGTACATCATATTCTTCTCCTTTTTAAAATAAGTGGAGGAGTCCGAAAACCCCTCCGGTTTGGTATCAGTTAATACCTTAGACTGTACTATTAACCCGCTTGAGTTGTAGTAATACCGTCTTGAACTTTACACTGTCCGTTAAGATACCAGTTAGTGCCATCAGACCATACATGAACAAAATCTCCATGTACTGCCTTACTAGCTACTAATGAAATAGTATCTGCATCTGTAACTGTGGCTACGGAACCTGCTGCATCTTCCGGAGAAGATATGTTACCCACAATAATATTAGCACTAGATGCTGTTACGATTGTATGGGTACCTGTAGGTTCGGTTGCTCCAACATAGAACCAATACTCTAAACCTGCTGCTGGAGCCGGAAGAGTTGATACTTTAGCTGCTGCTACGTTCATAACAAAGCGAGTACCTGATTCTGCTGCTGTAATTACATTTGCTGCGACTACGGCTTCAGTGTCTGAAGGTTTCTGAATCTTCTCAGCTAATACACGAACATCGACTGTTCTTGCTGAGTTACGTCCAGTATCCCTTATATTTTCAATTGTCATATTATTTACCTCTGTAAATTTATGCGTTAAAAAAAGTGAAAGGGTCCGAAGACCCTCTCGACCTGACTACTTAGTCAATACCGTAGAATGCACTTACAATGGCTTCGTCTCTAAGTACTTTCGCACCATAGACATGAAGACCACGCACAATGTCACCAAACGAAGTTGGGTCTCTCAACACTTCTGTTGAAAGGATTGTGTTAGCAGTTGCAGTAGATGACATGTGTCCAGCCAAACATTTACCAGCAGCATTAGATGTTGCAGCAATATTGTTTGATTTGTACATATCAAAACCACGTAGTTTTCCACTTGATACTAGTCCGTTTCTAATCGAACCTTGTCCACCATTGTAGTCAACAGACAACAATTTAGAACTAGATTGACCTAGAACTTCGTAGAAGTCAGGACTTGCAACAAACCAACGACCTTCTTCAGGTACGTTCTGTTCGTCTAATAGTCTTGCCATTCTACCCATGATATCTAAAGGGTCATGTTCGCTAGAACCAAAACCAATATCTAGGTTACCAGTACCATCTAAAGTTCCAGCTGCTAAATCAGTAGCACTGTCAGAACCTAAGATGTGGTTGGGTGAAGATGCAGAGCATCCAGCAAACATAGTAACTAAAACAGCAGCGTCATAAGCATCTTTCAATGCGTATGCAGCAGAGCTTGAAGCAACTTCTTTAAAGTTAACATGTGACATGTTGCTCTCAATATCATCTACGATGAATTTAAAAGCGTTAGCACTGTCAACAACTAGAGTTGTTTCTGCGTCTGTTAGCATGGTTTGCGTAGTATCGGTATTTCTTGTGTACGCTGACACTGAAATAACGGGTTCTTTTATAATATTAACTGAGTCTCCGAATGCAGATATCTCACCGGAATAATCGGTGTTTGTGATAGCTTCAATTACAGACGATTTTCTGAAAAAGTTTAGAACCTTTTTAGAGTAAACCGCAGGTAAAAAGAAACTATTAGTTTGTCCTGCAACAGAGTTAGCAAAGTTACTATTTGTATCCGTTGATGCTTCAAAAAATTGAGCCATGGGATATTCTCCTTGTAGTTATAGTTTATTAATTAAACTATATAGTTTATTTTGTGATTCTGCCTTCTTGCCAAGCTTCGCTGATAGCACTTTCATACTTATCATACTCTGCCATGCTCATTGCAGCAATCTCCTTTTCTGACCAAACTTTCTCTTGCGATGAATCTACACTAGTTGTTTTAGTGGAGACCATATCTGCAGCAGAACCTCTGGTCGGTTTATTAGAAGATGACTTAGTTTTAGGAAGGTCAATTCCAAAATCTTTTTTAAATAAATCTAAAGCACGTGAAGCTAGGTCAGCATCATCAGCGTTCTTGTATATCCAATCTTGAATAGACGTAGGCTGATCTTTTGCCCAACCATGGAAATCGTCACTGTTTCTGATATCTTCAAAATCAGGATGTCTTTCCATTAACCTTTGTTCTGCACTTTGTCGTACTAACTCTGTCTCACGTTCTTGGAGTTTACTAAGGCGTTCTTCTAGAACTTTTGCTTTAGACTCCGATTCCATATGAGCTACAGTTTCTACAACTTCATACACATCAGGATATTCTGATCTGAATCTTTCAAGTTCTTCTGGAGACTTTGGAGCTTTGTAAGCTGGTCTATTACTAGTAGCTTCGTCTAAAAGTTCTTGTTCTCTAGATTTAAACTCATTCAGTTTAGAATCATAATGTTTTTTTAAATCATCGTAGCGTTTCTTGTAGTCTGGTTTCTTATAAGGTTCAACCTTTTTAGATTCCAATTCTGCTGTGTTAACACTTCCTTCAGCTTCAACTTCATTTAAGTCGTCACTTTCAAACAATCTATTCTTTGGTTCTTCAAAGTATACACTGTTAGATGATACAAAAGGTTTATCTTCTCCTTCGTGCCAAGACTTATTTTGATTATAAGGGTTTGGCGTTTCTTCTTTGACTTTATTATTAGCCATCTTCTTTCTCCTACTAAGGGCTTCGTTCACAAGGTAGCTCTATGTCGACTAGAGGGCTTGTTTGTAAAGGTCGCCTTTCGGTTTGTTTTGATAGAGTGCCTACAAGTAGGGTAGCTCTATCGGTTATTGTGTTTAGCTTCTGACGTGTCTCTGTAGAGGGTCGAGCATCATTTTAGATTTAATACCTTTTGATACTTCATCTTCATCTAATAACCCTCTGGTACTATCTACAGTAGCTTTTGCAATTTGAACTTTTGGTTCTTTTTGCTCTTGTACTTCCATAGTAACAGTTTTTTCCTCTTCAGGCATTCCGCCTTCAACTAAACCTTGTCTATTATCTGCTTCCATTTCTGCTTCTTTCATCATTGCCATTAGTTTATCGGCTCCGATTTCTTCCACAGCTTTCGCAGTAAAGACAAATTCTCCATCAGATAACCTTGCGGGTATCGAATCAGAGACTCCTGAACCCGGACCTTCAACAGGACCGGACCCAGCAAATTCTTGAGCAACATCTATTACTTTTTCAAAAAGCATAGACATGTCTCCATCTTGTTCTAATTTTGACATAAGCATTTCTTCTTCTTCATCTGTTAATGCTGTATCAAGTATGTAATCTAAATAATCTTCTTCCATTTCTTCATCTGAATCCATGTCTGTAGGACCGCCTTCAGCCATCCCTTTTAGCTCTTCTTCTCGTTTGTTTTTTTCAATTTTTGCTTCCATGATTAACCCATCTACGTCCATTTTATATTTAGACGCTAGTTCTAATATAGTAGCCATATCTCCATCTACAGCTTTATCAACAACTTTTGTAGGTTCATTTAAGTGTCCTAAGAAACCATCTTCATCTTTTACAGTTCCATCAGACTCTGCATATCTTTGTCTATCGTCTTCTAACATACTTGCTCCGCCCATAGAGTTAAGAGTTCGTTTTGGTATGTTTATAGCTTTACTCTCGCCTTCTGCGTACTC